TAAAAACGCACAAAAAAAAGGGGAGCCATAAGCTCCCCTTTCCTTTTTACTAACTTAGAGTTATGCGCCTTGCGACCCATAAATACCACGCCAGTCAGAGAAACCAAACGAATAACGCTCACGCGCCTTGTATCGAATGTTTCCTGTGCTGAAGTCAGGCTCCATGTTAGTCTCCATCGCAGTACGCTGGAACATCTTCAGACCTTCGCCACTTTCAGTAACGGAAGTCAACAAGAAGAAGGCGTCTGGGTCAGTCAGATAATGATTGACCGTATAGCCACCAGGCAATACGCCTGTGTTCTTGATAGCGTTGATGTCGTTGTCAGCAGTACCTGAACGCAGTTGCGAGTTCAAGATACGGTCAGCAACAAACACCAGCTGAGGAGGTACAACCAACTTAGTAGCCTGGACCGAAACAGTAAGACCCTTATCATCGGTAAATGTGCTGATATCAATCAGAGCATCTTCCAGGGAAGTTTCGTTCAAGTCCGCCATAGTAGTTGCACGGTTAGCCGCAGTACCGCCGCCAGCCAATGGGTGAGCAGTGTTAATCATAGATACACCGTCTCCTCCAGTGAAGCTCGCAGAGAATGCGTTGTTAAGTACGTCAGCACCCTTAACCTCTTTGGTGTTAGCCATCGAGCGAGCGAGAGCTTTAACATAGCGCTTACCGAGTGAGTCATAGAGGTTATCCTCTACAGCTTCGTCAGTCAGTGCGAATGCCAGAGCAATCGTATCGTGGGTGTAACGTGCTGAGTAAGACTCAGATGCGTTGTCAAAAACAACACCCTGGCCTTCTGTCTTAGTTGGGGCTGAACCGAATCCGGTAATCAACACCTCTTCTTCAAAAGCACGCTGAGAATCTTCAATCGCAAAGATCTCCTCATACTCTTTCTCGTAGCTGTCGTAGCTCATGCCGAAGAGACTGTTTAGCCCAGGTTCCAACTCTTTTGCGAGTTGAGCTCTTGAAATAGCCATTCTTTACTCTCCTTATTAAGCTAAGCCAGCGCCTTTCACACCCATAATGTGGTTCTGAATCACCACCATTACGTTTGTGTTAGCACTCGCTACGTCATCGTTATCGGGATCCTGGGAAATGTCGATAGCTTTGAGAGGTAACGTGGTAGCAGTTGCTCCCGTAGTTACGTCTAGCTCAACATTGCTGCGTCCAGAAGCTGTGTCACCAACAGTTGATTGATCGACAATATCGAAGTTTCCGAACAAGTCAGCAACTGGGAAAGCTGCGTCTGCTTGTACTTCAAACACGGTATCGGGATCGTCAATTACAAATGCGATGATGTCACTCTGTACGATAGCACCAGGGTAATAGTTGCTGAACACTGGCTCACCAGAGGTGGGATCAGTGTACTGACAACCGTTAAATACTCCTACAACAGGAACAGTGCTTGAAGCAGCTGCACGCTGAACCGTTCCGCCGGTTAGCTGTTTTACCAGATCACCTTGGAAAATTGCGTTGGTTTCATTAGACGCAATTCTATAACGGCTCTGGCCACCTGAGTAAGGAGCTCCGCCCATCATGCGGGACGGCTTTAAACCAAATGCGGCATCTTTATTGCTCATAGGTCATTTCCTCGTTTATCTTCTGCCAAAGGTTACTTGGGTATCCCTCTTTGGATCATACTTGACATAACGACCATCTTTCTGAGCATCTCCAAACATATTATTGTCAAGAGCGTCTTTTGCAGCTTGAGTCTTACCTTCGTAATACTCTCGCCGCTCGGCAATCGTTTCATCAGGAATCTTCGCAAGAAGAAGGCCCTCGTTATATATGACTCCCATATGTCTGCCATTATCCATAGTCGGTAGGCTTTCAGCCCACTCTGGAGGAAGATCTGAGCCTTTAACAAGCTCCCATCCTTCTCTAATGCGGCGAGAGACATTACTTCTGTCTTCCGCTCCCAACATGGATTCCCGAATCCACCGGTAGGTATAACCAGGTGGTGGTTCAGGCGTTTCCAGCTTTCTTACAGGACGCCACGGTTTACGTCGAGTCTGATTATCGTGCGCTCCACTTTCACGCGAGGTGCGATTACTTTTTGATTCTGCCATGTTACATCTCCTCCCTTGCCGAGATTTTTTGTTTCTCTTTAGCTACATGCCGCAACCATGTATTCATATCCATGTTATGCGGTTTTAAGCCACGGAGGCGTTCCACTTCAGAGTTACTAAAAGTAACACCGCTCCTGTTGCCTCGTGTTTGTTGCCGTCCACCTGAAGAGGCGGAGGAAGAGACTCTTTGCACGGCGGGTCTGCTTCCATTTTGTACAGCTTTGTTATTGCCTGGTGTGGCATTAACAAGTTTAGGATATACTTTTCCAACCCGACTGTCCAATTCACCGTAATAGTCATCACTATCAGGCTCAAATCCTTCGTTGATTAAATTGAAGTGGGTGAAGTAAGCATACTGGGTTGCTTGGAGATGTTCTTGATCTTCTCCATTGCCATACCATTTATTTCTTTCATGCCAGGTTAGCGCTTGTTCAGTTGGCTCTGCAGTAGCTGCTTGTGCTTGCTGCTCCTCATATGCCTGGTACTGGCCTTGATCCTGGTACTGTTGAGCTTGAGCCTGGGCTGCTGCCTGAGCAGCTTGCTGCCTGGAAGCCTGAACCCGAAGTCGTTCTTTCTGAATTGACATGTCATTTTTAAGCGTAGTCGCTTTAGACATTAATTCAGGATCGCCACTAGCAACAGCTTTCTTGTACAGGTCATCAACCTGGGCTTCTTTTGCCTGAACCGCTTCGGCTTCTTTTGATAAAACCGTCTGGTCTTGCTGGGCGGTATAAGCTCGATATTGCTGCAGCTCTCGCTCTTTAGCCAGGGCGATTTGCTCTAGCTGTGCAGCTCGCTCTTCTGCCTGTTTATTCTTGGCGTTGAGCTTGTTAATTCTTTTGCTGACAGACTTGGTGTAATTTTCCAGCTCATCTTCGCTGCTGGATTTTACCTCCTCACCTTCAGGTGGATCGTCAACAATTTCAATTTCTAAATCTTCATTTTCTTGCAGTTCTTCTGCCTGGTTGTTCTCAATCATCGGAAGCTCACTATGTCGTCAGGGTCAAGGATAGTACCAATGACCTCATCGTCATTGATAATGCGGACTTCTGCGCCATCTTCCAACTTAAACCTAGCGCCAGAATATCGACCAATGAGAACCCACTGTTTTTCAGCACACCAAGGCTTTTCACCATACTTTGTCGTATCGTTATAGCAAAGAGGACCCATCTTCACGACATAAGCAACAACCGTTGCGAGCGCCTCTCTGTCCATGGTCTCTTTTGTAAGGGCAATGCCACCTTTTGTCTGAGCTTGGCCGGCATAAGGAAGAACAAGCATCCTCCAACCAGTCGGGGTTGGCATGCGGTCAATCAAGCTCATGTCCAATAGGCTTGGATCTAAAACGCGGTTATCGCCCTCCAGATAAGCACTGTCGATACTAGATGATGGTTTACTCAAACTTGTTCTCCTTATAAAAGTCTTTTATGGTCATTTCTACTAAGTTTAGCACTTCTAGCTGACCTTGCAAAGATTTATAATGTTCGATATCTTTGAGCATACCCTCCATCATTACGGTCTGTATTTGATCTCGCCTTTCGGCAACTGTCCTTTTCAGGCTTGCCGCCAGGTTTAAATCATCCATTACACTTTCTCGTAATAGTACAAACCTTTAGTTGCAGCGCCTGTGCCTCTAGTCTTCATGCGCTTTACTTCACCACCCATCTTCATACCCTTTGCCGTTTTCATGGCAATGGCAACAGCCTGGGCTTGAGGCTTTCCTTCTGAGCGAAGTTTTTTAATATTCTTGCCGATTGATTTTTTACCTTTGTCTAATGGCATTATTTTTTACTCCTAGCTTTTGCTTTAGGTTTTGCTGCAGCTTTTTTCTTAGGCTCAGCTTTTTTCTTAGGCTCAGTCTTCTTAGGGACAAATGCCTCGTTAATATCTGGGGTAGAGGGGTCGTCAGCAACATAATGGCCCTTGTCATCCCTTGCTCGCTCCATTTCAACCGGAGCTGGTGCAACCATCTCAACCTTGGCATTAGCGGCGATTTGTTTCTCTGCTGCAGCCTGGGCAACTTCGTCACCATTTATCCTGGCTATTTTCGCGGCTAACCGTAAGGAGTCTGCTTTGGTAGCTGCCTTCTTTTCAGCCTCCGCCTTATCTCTAATTAGCTTTTCAGCCTGGCGCTCTAGCTTTTTAATAGCCTTGAGCTCTTCTTGTTTTTCTAAAACATAACTTGTCGTCATCTCATGCCTCCAAATTTGGCTCTCATTTCGGCCAGCTTTAGATTAGCTTGCTGATCCAGACGTTGTTCAGCTATGCCCAGCTTATCGTCGGCGACCTGTTTCTGAGTGTTAATACGCTCCTGAGCAATGGCAACATCCTGCAAGTTCTCGTCCTGCTTGGCTTGCTGCTTCATGTCAAACTGCTCAGAATCCTGGTCTATCTCTTTGTTTCTCAACTGTAACTCTTGCTGCCTAATGGCAACCAAAGGATCTGTCTCCGATCCCGTATTCATAGAGGCAAGCAGCTCCTGCGTAAGCTGCGCCATAATTGGTGCGCTGTACTGCTCTTGCATCATCTGAATTTGTCCCTGCATTGCTGCCACCTGGTCGGGCGGCACCTGGCCAGACTGCGCCTGCTGCTGCATGCCCTGGATCTGCTCCTGGACTTCAGGAGGCATTTGCTCCTGGGCGGCTTCGGTGGCCATAAACTGCAAGTGCTGCATCATGTGAGAGATAATTCCACTCTGCAGCTGGGGCGTTGTTTTTACTATCTCAGTCATAAAGAGAGACTTATGCGTCTCAATATGCGCCTGGTGATTCTGGGGCGGGAATGCGTTAGCAGGTTGCCCCATCATAAATCCACTGTTCTCCATACCAGCATCCACCGGCAAAGGCGGCTGTGGCACAGGGGGAGGAGTTAGCAGTGAATCGACGTTATCAACCCCCAAGGCTGCATACATTCGGCGATAAGCCTCATAGATGCCATTGGGTCCATGTATCTGCGGATTGCTTTGAACCATTGTCAGCAGCTCTTGAGCTAGAGTAATTCTCTGGCTCTGGCTAAAGATATTAGGATCACTGACTGGAATAATATCCACTCGACCGTCAAAGTCCTCTCCCTTTATTTCTTGGGGTCCGGTGCCGGTGTTATATGGATAGCTAGGTGGCAGATACTCGCCAAAAACTTTTGCAAGTAAATTAAACTCTAAGCGCTGCGAATAATGCAGCCGCTTATGAATCGCGGACATAACTTTTGTGCCGCGCTCT